TGCCCCAACCCGCAGTACGATTACTACTGGGGAACCTCAGAGGTACAGCGCCTCCAGTTCCTGCAGCAACTGCGTAACCGCCGCATGACCGAGATCCTTGACCTACTCTCAAAGCAGGTCAACCCGCCCACCGCCTTCATGGGCTTTTCCGGCATCTCGGACGAGAAGATGTTTGCGTTCAACCGCGCCGGCGGCAGCGTCTACAACGATATGCCGAACGCCAAGGTCGACCGCCTCGCCCCGCAGATGCCCCCGGAACTCTTTGAGGTCATCCACGAAGTTGACGCCATGTTCGCCGAAGCCTCCGGTATGTCCTCCATCCTGCAAGGTCAGGGCGAGAAGGGCGTGCGCTCGGCAGGTCACGCCAGCCAGTTGGCCCGCCTCGGGGCGTCACGCGCCAAGAAACGCGCTCTCATCGTGGAAGACAGCCTCGAAAAGGTCGCCACCCTGTATCTCAAGTTGATGCAGGCCTACGACAACACGCATTTCGTGGATGAGAACGGCAAGAAGTTCATTGCAGAGCAGTTCACCGACGATTTCGTCGTGAAGGTGGACGCTCACAGCAATTCGCCGATTTTCACAGAAGATCTGCGCCAATTGGCGTTTAACCTGTTCAAAACACAGGCAATTGACAAAGAATCCCTGCTGGATCTCCTCGAGCCTCCGATGAAGCAACTCTTGAAGGACAAGCTCAAGAAGCGGGAGCAGATGCAGGCGCTGCAAGGCGCCCAGCAGCAGCAACAGCAGAAGCCTAAAGAACCAGACATCAAGGGGCCTGAAGGTGGCTAAGCGCAACAACATCTCGCTCACGGGCGATCAACCCAAGGTCAGCCAATCGCAACTGAACATGGGCCGATCTCCCGCGAACTTGCAATATCGTGTGCAAGGGGTTAAAACTCCTACATCACGTTCGCCACGTAGGGAAGATAGAAACTACGGGCGAGTATGATTCTGGACTTTCCAGAAATAGGGTCTGGCTGACTTCCCTTTCCAAGTTGGCCCTGTGCAGGAGTATTACCATGGCTCGTCGTGGTCGTAAGGGTCGCAAGCACCGCAAGTAAGAGAGGCACCCCCCCTCTTACCTTCCTCGGGGGCAGGGAAGTAAAATAAATGCCCCCGTTTTTTGTTTGTCGCCTGGGAGAACAGTGTGAGCGTACCGCCGGATCAGATCATGTCGCTCATCGGCAAGTCCGGTGGCGGTCAGCCTGACGCACCGCCCCCCGGTGCCGAACCCGCTATGTCCGATGCCTCGACGCCCCCAATGGCGTCGCCGATGTCCACCCCGGAACCCAAGATGGGTAACCGCGAGGGTGCCCTCGTGAACCTCAGCATGGCGATGGACCTCATCGAACAATCGCTTCCCTCACTCGGTTCCGAGTCGCAGGAAGGCCAGAAAGCCCTCGCCGCCATCCGTGCGCTGACCGGCATCATCGGTCAGAAGAAGGGCAAGACGCAGGAACTGCAATCCACCGAGATCATGCAGATGCTGCAAAACCTCCCGCAGGCGGGTGGCGCTACCCCTGAGGGCAAGGCCATGGCTCAAGCGCCTGTCGTCCCGAATATGCCGCCGCCGGCACCGGCTGGTGGCGCTCCGTCTCCATCACCTATGTAAGGAACTGACCCATGGATCTTTTTCGCCCCAAAGGCTCGACCGGCGTTCGTCGCCCCACCGACACCAACCAGAAGAACGGCCTGATCTACAATCAGCCGCGTATGGCTGAGTTGGGCGGTCTCGACAAGACGAGCCGCGTCAGCAAGAACCAGATGGCCGTGAATGATCGCGGCGGCGGCAAGAAGGTCATCTAAGATGGCCTCCCCCAACGCGCCAACTGATACCGAGCGAGAGGCATTCGCAAACGATATGCGGATGCGCGACTTCCTCAATCAGGGTTTGCGTTCCAAGCGTCAGGCGGCCCGCAAGGGTCGCAAAACGCCTCGGAAGGTTTCCCGGAAGTAATCAATGGCTTCCCCTGCATGGCAGCGCAAGGAAGGTAAGAACCCGTCTGGAGGCTTGAACGCCAAAGGACGGGCTTCTGCGCGTCGCCAGGGACATGATCTCAAGCGTCCTCAGCCGGAAGGCGGCTCCCGCAAGAGATCGTTCTGTGCCCGTATGCAGGGAATGAAGCGTAAGTTGACCAGCAGTAAGACAGCCCGTAACCCCAACAGTCGGATCAACAAGAGCCTCCGTAAGTGGAATTGCTCCGGTTCCCGACGCTCCAGAAGGTGATTCCTATGAGCCTTGAAGATCTCTCGCTTGAAGCACGTGACGAACTCGCAGCCCTTGCCCGCTCGCTGGCCGACAATCCGGCCACCCGCAAGGACTTCCTGCGCCTGACCAAGAAGGCAAAGCCTGAACTCCCGATTCCTGAACTGGACATCGAGGACTACACGCACAAGGAAGTCTCGGCGTCCAACCGTCGGGTCGAGGAGCTTGAGGCGCGCCTGCGTGAGCGGGATGCGCGTGAGGAGCTGGAGCGCCGCCGCTCCAACATCAAGCAGAAGGGTCTGGCTGCATCAGATGATGACGTCCAGCAGATCGAAAAGATCATGCTCGACAAGGGGATTACCAATCACGAAGCAGCGGCTGAGTACTGGATGTGGATGAATCAGGCTGCAAAGCCCACCCCGTCCGGCTATTCGACCAACGTGATGAAGCAGTTCGATCTCTCGCGCTACATGAAAAACCCGGTCGTCGGGGCGCGTGAGGAGGCCGTCAAGGCCCTGAACGAGCTGCGGAATCCCAACAAGCGTCCTATCGGTCTTTGATAAAACTCAGCGGAGAATAAAATGCCTATCGGTGGTGGTCTTTTACCAGCAACAGGTAGCTCGCAATACACCGAGCTTACCTACGTCACGCGGCGTGCCTTCATTCCGAAGCTCGTCGTCCAGATCTACAACTCAACCCCGCTCCTCGCGGCGCTCATTGCGAACTCGCAGATGGCGTCGGGCGGTGCCTCTTCGGTCACCGTGCCGGTGCAGGGTTCGCAGTTCGTCAACGCCCAGTGGTCGGATTACAGCGGCTCGTTCAACCAGCCGTCGGTCCAGCAGGGTGCGTACAACGCCGAGTTCAACCTGAAGCTCATGATCGCCCCGGTGCCGTTCCTCGGCATGGAAGGCGCGGTGCAGCAGGACGCGGCGATCATCCCCCTCATCGAGGCGCGTATGAACGACGCGACCAACGTGATGATGGATGCCATGGCGACGGCGCTCTACAACAACACGTCGAACTCGCAGCAGTTCATTGGGTTGCCGGCGGCGATCTCCAACACCAACCCGTCGGCGGGTAACTACGGCAACATCGACCGTAGCGCCAACACCTGGTGGCAGTCGAAGGTCTACACGGCGGGTAACGTCAACCCGACCCGTCAGAACATCCTTCAGTACATCTCGGGTACCGTTAAGAAGGGTGCCGAGGTTCCGACGTTTGGCGTCTGTGGTTTCGGTACGTGGACCCTGCTCGCGCAGGACTACGTGGGTCAGGAACAGTACGTCATCACGCCGGGTCACGGCTTTGACGGCGACGTCAACGGCCCGCAGGCTGCGTTCCGCGCCCTCATGGTCGCGGGCGTGCCCATCTATCCGGACCCGTACTGCCCTGAGGGTACGGTCTACTTCCTGAACACCAACTACCTCTCGTTGTACATCCACGAGAAGGGTTCGTTCGTGTTCACCGGGTTTGAGTCCACTCTGCCAAACTGGCAGATCGGTTACGTCGGCGCGGTCCTGATGATTGCCGAACTCGTCAACACCAAGCCGAAGACCATGACTCAGGTCACCGGCTTCAACAGCATCAGTCTGTAAGGAGTCACGGCAATGTCACTTTCAGTCGCAAAGATTATTCTTGCTAACGCAGCTACCAATTCGGCGGGTGCGTATTTTGAGCCGGTCACCGTTTACACCACGACGGCCACCGTCAGTTCGTCCAACGTCGCGGGTACGGTTCCCGCTGGCATTTGGACGCTGCTGCCGACGACCAACGTGGTTGTGCAGATGAACACGTCCAGCAACTTGGCTTCTCCGAGTTTCGTCAACTTGGCGGCGGTCAACGTGGGCGTTTCGCTGTTCTTGTCGGACGGCGCAAACGTCCAGCTCGTGTCCAGCAATGCGGCAAACATTGCGGTCACGATCTACGGCACGAATGGCGGTCAAGCTGTCTCTGGCACCTACAACAACGTCTGATAGGGAGCCGACATGGCAAACGTAGATTCAGTCGGTCAAAATACCCAAGACTCGTTCAGCAATTATCGGCTGGGCGTGGTCCGGGGTGCGGCCCTCAACACGTCTGGGAATGCCGTCATTACAGTCCCCCTGCTGAATGGGGGACTGACCAACGGTGGCGGTATTACCAACTCCGGTGGCGTCATCGTGCGGCGCGTGACGTTCCAGAACCCGTCGGGAACAGTAGCTTCAGCTAACGTCTCGGTGGGCCTGACCAACAACGGCGCTAACTTGGTGACGGCAAACACCGTTCTAACTAGCGTCAACGCTGCGGGTCAGTATCAGGACATCACGATTGCCTCCCCGTACACCAACACGGTTATCTCGGGGAGCGTGACCCAGTGCTTGTACGTCAACGTGAACACCGCGTCGGGCAATGCCAACACGGCGGACATCGTTGTGTGGGGCGACGTCGTTAGCTTCTGATGCGATAAGGGCGGTAGGGATTGGCCTGCCGCCCATAAACCCAACATGGTGGTAGGCATTTCCGATGTCGCAGACGCTTCAAGGTTACATCACAGCGACTCGGTACCTGCTCCACGACGCGACGGGTGTGTTCTACACCACCGCGCAAATTACCGATTATGTCAACGCAGCGCGTGAGCGCGTCGTCCGCGATACGGGCTGTCTGCGTACCATACAAACAAGCTCAACGCCCTGCACCCCGGTTCCCGGCGGTTCGACCCCCTACGCATGGTCTGCAAACGCCGCCGTCAACCTCAATGACTACATTTTCTCCAACATCTACATTTATCAGGTCGTAGGTGCTGGAATACTTGACGGTAACGCCCCGCCGTACCCGTTCTCAGGCACGGTGTACCCGCCGTCCACCCCCTTTCTCAACGGTACCGCAACGCTGCAATACGTCGGCAACTGCGAGATCGTGAACTT